AGGGGCCTTGGCACCCAAAGATTGCGTGAACTGCTTCCACTGGCCAGAAATAGTCGTGGGTCCCGTGTAAGAACCTGCTTGGAAAGCTTGAGAACCGCCTAGCGCTCCGGCGGTAAGGCCAGAAGTCAGACCGCCCACTGCACCAGCTTTCAAGGCGTCTTTAATGCTACCACCACCCAACAAAGTTGAGCCTGCAGAGCCAACAAAACCGCTAACGGCTGCTACACCAGCAGCGGAAGATACCCCAAGGAAGTTCGCCGCAGCCGGACCTAAGAAGTAAGCAAGAGCGACTGTAGTAACAATTCGACCTACGCTGCTATTTGCAAATTTCTTAACAGCATTTGCCGCGCCTTTAATTAAACCGCCTACACTTTTTGCTGCGGATTCAAGCGCGTTACCTACCTATTTAAGCGGATTCCAAAACTCGGGTAGTCTCGTCATGGGATTAATCGTCCCGGAGCCGCCTGCACGACGAAGCATGCGGGCTTCTTCAGGAGTGATGTGGGCCAACATGGTGTCGCCATAACGGCCCAAGCTGGCGATTCCGCTGGCAATGGGGTTCATTACCATGCCGCCTGCGGCAAAACCCTGAACCGTGGTCCCTGACATCTGATTCAGGGCAAGATTCAATGCGGCAAAGAAGTTGGGGTCAAACTCAGGGGGCAGGAGGTCTTCTGGAACACCTTCTGCCAAGAATTTTTCGCGATATTCTTGATAGCGGTCAGGCTCTCCCAAGAGCATTTCCACCATCATTTTTAGTGCTTCAATGACTTCCGCAGGCAGCTGCATTCCCTGCAACATCATCCGCAGTTCCATCGCCCCTTCTGGATCAGCCTGCTCCGCAGCGTTGAGGATTTCTGTACTAAATTCCGCTGCCGGAATAGAAGAACGAATTTGACCTAGTGTTCGATCATCTTCAGGGGTCAAAAAGCTTTGGGAAGAGGCGTCCCTGTCGCCCTTTTCAGGCGATAAGGACATAATTCCCTGCATCGCGTCAGCCATGATAATCCTTTCCAAGATAGCAATAGACCCTCGATAGGGGTCGCGCGTCGGGAAAGGACGCGAAATTGCTGGTAATTATGTGGTAATTCATTAGTTTCTGTCTATCTCAAGATAGCTCAAATAGAAGTGGCAGCTACCTAAACTAGACTCCACCCGTATCTTGTCCCCTGCCGTTAACACGCAAGGAACTCCATTAAAAACATCAAAAGTGGTACTAGATGGCAAGACATAGCTTTTTAACAAGAAGTTCTCTGTTGCACTTCCAGCATCATACTGAGATACGGTAATAGTGGTCCGTGAGGCGTTGGCATTGGTTATTCGCAAAGAGCGCAAAACACCTGTATTTGCATCAGGGACAGTGTATAAATCCGTTTCCGTAGCAGCGGAAGGAATCAGATTTTTTCGTAAATATTTATTTGCCATGTCTACACCAACGAGGAAACGTATTGCATTGTCACAATGGCGGATGGCGTCGCAGGCCGAGTCGGACTAACTGCAGCCGGTAACTGTTGAATAGAGATGTCTGAATCATCTGTATGCCACATAATTTCCATATAGTCGCCGGGGTCTAAATCAACATAAAAATTCAACGCTGCGATTAGATGGCCGTCTACTCCCCCATGACTATTTGGCACAGAAAAGCGACTATTACTGTTTGCAACATCTGTCCCGTTTTTTCTAAACCAAACATCCACATCATGTATCTGCACGCTTACATTTACAAATTGAAGGCTAAATTGAAGGTTATAAACACCGGCATAATCAACTGTGATCTTGGAAGGAAGATCGCCAGTAAGGGTTGTGCTAGTGACTTCCTGTGAAGTATTTACCGTATAAGTACCAATCCCACCTGTGCCAGTGCCAAAAGCAGTAATCCTAGTTCCTGCCGTAACCCCCGTCCCTGTTACCTCCATCCCCAAATAAATCGTTCCAGAAGTAACGGCAGAGACAGTTAAAACAGTGCCCGCACCGGGAGGCGTGCCATCATTTATTGTCCCAGCAAATACCGCCGTCCTTGACGCCACATAAATGCCATTAGAATAGTCGGTCGTGTTTAGTCGAATGGCGTATGCAGAAGTAGTGGAACCATCAACTTGATCCGAATCATCTTGAAATGCACCATAAGGCAGTAAAATGCCTTGTACTCCAGATTGCCCAGCCCTTCCGGGACTGCCATTGAACCAAGATTGCGATCCCGCTGTGTCTTGATCTACAACAGACGTGTAGGCATTATTCAGCTGCAGAATCACCTGTTCCAACGAGCGCACAAGCTGATTAAACTGCTCAGGGCTGTATGCCTGAGTAGCCGCATTGGGCAGTCGGACGTTATTGATCTTACTCATCTCAAACCATCCGGCTGAACGTCAACACGCAGCGTTCCAAACCTCCAGTTATCATTTAAAGCGGCACTTTCAATGCGAAGACTTATCTGTCTACCCCTTGCACGCGTGTCTACTTTTTCCGTGCTAGGACTAATAACGTAAGGGTCCAGCGAACTAGGACTTGCAGTGGCCTGAGGATACGGGCGTAACAGCAGATGCACTGTCAAGTCGCCTACCTGATTTTGAAAGTCCGGGATAAACCGACGCATGTACAACATGTTGTCGCCGTCGCCGATGTCAAAATACCCTGATTATATGTATGCCGTAATAGCAGAGCCGTTGCCATTTACCCCATCTTCTTGGTTGTAAATACGTGCCCTACCTGCAGTCAGTCCATAAATAGTGCTAATTGTGGAAGCCGTGCTGGCAGGCATATAGTCACAAGCCAGTGGTTTTTTGTAAGTTCCAATGTCCGTCCACGACGTTCTTGCCATTGAACCGGTTGACCAAACGTTTTCCAAGTAATTGAAAGTTACGAAACGATCAATTTGATTAGACGACGAAGAGCAGTACCACCACGTCACTTCGTTAAATTGGGAATTGACGCCAGCATGAACCTTTGTGGATTGAACTAAGTTGATGTCCTTGAAGACATAGTCCTGCACAGTGCAAGCTAACTTTTTCACCGTACCATCAAACAGGTAAAACGCCTCTGGACCCATCCAGAACGCAACACCGTTTACATCTACAGAAGCATGCGGTCCAATACATCCACAGTTGGCACCTAGCTGCTGGAAACCAAACGTATACGGAGGTCCAACGTATTGCATGCCATGCAGTGAAGTGTCCGTCAATATCAGTATCTGACCACGCGAGCGGAAGGCCGTCACAATCGTGCTACCGTCAGTTAAACGCTGGCCACCGGCAGTGTTCGTAACCGTTTCGGTGAACGTGTTGATGTCCTCTTGGCTAGAGAATCGCACAAACATCGGGTCCTGAGTAACAGGACTTCCAATTGTGCTCTCTGTACCAAAACAAACTAAATGACGATCCGGCGTGGAAACAAGCGCGTAGGTGCTTTTTGTTGGCGCTCCACTAATAGCCGTTGCCCGGTTATTGGTAACACCATTACTCGTATCAAACAGGTAAATGCCGCCGTTGACGATCTGGCATACAACGTCTTCTCCGTAATTGTCCAACTGCCAAACACGGGAAGTAAGTGCAAGCGCTGCAGAAGATGGACGGGCCGTTCCCCATGTGGACAAGCCCCATGTTCCAGTGCCCCAGCCGAAGTCAAAATAGTTTATGTCCGATCCAACGTTTATCTGATACCTTGCAACAGTAGAAGCACCGCCGTTGCCGGAATCGCTGGCATTTGCAGTAGCTCCAACCAAGATAGTGTATTGGCTAGAACTTAATACCTCCTGTACCTCAAACTCTTGGTTCAACAGAGAGGCTGTAATATTTCCTCCCAAGGACACCGCGCCACTAAACGTAACAAAGTCCCCTTTAATAGCGCCATGTGAAGCATGCGTGACCGTGACAAGGTTTGACCCATTAGTCGCACTAAAAGCGGTAGTCCCAGCCGACGTAGTCAACCGCAAGGGCGTGATGTCCCCCCACGTACCTCCGGAAAAAGCATAAAGCTTTCGCGTAGTGCCCACCATCACATAGGGCACACCCAATAAGCTATTCCATGTGTATATTTCACTCACTAGCCCGACAAGATAAACAACCGTATCGCCAAACTGAGTCCAGCCACCTATTTTTTCAGGCAGTCCATAGCGAAAGCGGATGTAATCACCATCGATCCATCCGCCTTCTGCACCGTATTCGGTATTCTGTTTGTCGATACCGGGCTTTAAAGCCAATCTAAAATAGGCCATCTTTCACCTTACTGCTTCATATTGGTTGTAGCACTGTTTGAGGGCGGCTCGGAGTTCGTCGGCTTCTCTGGCGATCCTGACAAGAAACTCTCCATCCTCTCGGTAAAGCTCTTTGCCGGTACATCCACCTTGTCCAACACCGGAAGCACCGGACAAGGAACCTGTTTGGGTGGAGCGGGACGGACGCTCGCGCAGGCTGTTAGCCAAAGCGGTATTGCGAGCACTAATATTGCGTATTTCCGCATCCTTTTCCCTTCGCAACTTATCCGCTGCTACCTGCATATCTTGTTCACGCTGTCGTGCAACTTCTTGTGCCTTGGCGTACTCAGCATACTGTGCCGCTTTTTCCCTATCCCATTCCGCCTGCACCTCCGCTTTGCCAGCGGAGTTGCCTTTATAATACCCGCCTCCTGCCGCTGCGCCAACTGCCAGAACAAAGGCCAATATTACCCATGGATTAAGGAAAGCCGTCACTTGGGAGGCACCTTTGTCCCGTCCAGCTTTTTGTGGATTTTCACTTCCTTACAAACCTGTTTCTCGACACCCTTTTTGTCCTTCTGTGAAGTACAGACCTTTTTGGTTTCTGCTGCCTGTATTTGAAAAGCCAAGA